CTGGACTACTATTTCTTCATTTGCTGCCATTATTTACCCATCTTTTTAAGTAATTCTTCCTTTTCTTCTTTAGTTGGTAGTTTTGCGGGTTTCTTTTGAAGAATCCTATATTTGTCAGTCCACAATGGAATAATATCTTTTGGCTTCTTTTGGTTTTTCTTTTCTACTTGGGTATTTAAAATGTAACTCATTAACACCCTTGTTCTATCCCATTCGTTTGCTTCCTTTGTAGAAATATGGATAACATATCTCATATAGTCTATAAAAGTCATCTCCCAAAATTCACTCGGCATTAAACCTAAATTGATAACTGCGTTATCTAATAAGTTCTCCCAAGTTATTTTTTTTTTTCGCCATTAGAATCTTCAGCACTCATTGCCTTCATAGCATCAACCATTTGCTCGGTCATCACTACTATACAAGCCATAAACTCTCTAATGACCTTTAATTGGTCTACATAGTTAATACTATCTACCCAAGACTGAACATCCTCAATAGTAAAATCTACTACCTTTTTATTCGCTCGGTATGAACCAAACAAACCACAGTAAACTATATCAGCTATCATATCTAACTGCGTATAATCTTCTGTGATTTCTTTGACCGTACCTATATCAGCACCTGTAATCTTAGTATATTGCTCCAAAGAGTAATTACCAAATTTCAACTGCTTCACTTCTCCATTGAGAGTAACTTCTATTATTCCTGTCATAGTTTTGTTTTTTTGGTATTAGATAGATAGTTCGCCTGTACCAGTTAATTCTAACGAGTAAGTAGCAACATCTTCCATCGGTGCAGAAACTTCTAAAGAAGAAATATAAGCACTTTGAGTGAAAGTTGTAGTACCATTAGTAAAAGTAACCTCTAATAAAGTTCTATCTGTATAAGCGTTAAAAAGTTGAGTCAAATTGTATTTATCTCCATCTGTAAAGTCTGCAAGACCTTCAGCCGAATAAGTAACATCTTTTAATCCTGCTTGTACTTCTTTCCAACCATTACTAAATTTAGTAGTAGTTTCGAATAAGTCTGCATTCATTGACATTGTGCAGCTTGTTAATTGAGTTAATGCCTCGCCACCGATGTTAATCAATTGTAGAGTACCGTTGTAAATTGCCATTTTATTATTGTTTTAAGTTAATTAATCTGTTATTGTAAAAGTTCCTGTGAATGAAGCACTATAAGAAACCACATCTTCCATAGGAGCGTTAATTTCAACACTTTCTACATAAGCTAAGCCTACATAATAAGCACCCGATGTTACCGAATTTGCAATAGCTATGTTAATAGGAGTTCTATTTTCATAAGCAGCAATTAAAGTAGTAATACCTAAGTCCGTTGCACCCTCGTTCCAATCAACTAAAGCATCAGCAGTTAAAGAGAAATCTCTAAGACCAGCTAAATTAGCCATATAACCACCTGATTGCTTACAAGTAGCATCTATCATTGCATCGTTCATTGTTACCGTTACTCCTCTTTGACACATCAAAGGGAATGTAGTATCTGCATCGTAAATTAATATATCCGAACCGTTTAATACGCTCATTGTTGTTGAATTTTAAATGTAAATCTTATTAATCTTCTTGTTAAAACTCCAGTCGAAACTGGTTGCTCTAAAGTATTTGTGCTTTCTAATAATGTTCGTATAATGTACCAATCAGGACTTAAATCTAAGTAACCCGCTTGTCTTGTTCTTATTAGTTCCGTTATTTGGTTAGAGATGTTATCACAAATCAATTTACCACCGAAACTATTGTCAAACTTCATACAAACCTCTATCAAAAGGCTTAATTCTTGTCCGTAACTTTGTTTACTGCCCTCTAATAATTCCGTTGAATTAAAAGTTGATAGCAAAACATAAGGTTGTGCTGCATTCGCTGGAACTCCTGCTGAATCGTACACTGGTATATTTTGACCATTATATTCTAATACTCCGAATAATCTGTCATATACCTTTGTCCTTATTAATTGACCGACATCTTTCATTCCACAAATTTACGATTTATTTACTAATATTCTTAGCAATTTTTCTCATATCCTTTAAAAAGATTTTCTTATAAAGAATAAAAGCTGGTATTAAATAAGGTTGTGCTTGTTGATTTCTACCTGGTCCTTTTTGAAATTGAGAAGCAAAATTAATAAAACTTGGGTCGGTAGAAAAACCTTCCCCTGTGCCAAACTCTACATAAGGTGCATAAGGTGCTTCTGGCCCTCCAAAAAATACTTTACCTATATAAGGGTTGGTTGTGTCTTTATCCCCACTTCTTTCCAAGTCTCCTGTATCAATAGGTACATTCTTTCTCGCTTCGTCCAGCATCTGTTCTACATTCCTTTGAATAGAAGACTTAACTTGTAAATCTACTTTCTTAGAAATACTTTGAAACTTCTTTAAAACCCTTGAAGTACCTTTAATTTCCATTACTCTGTAACCATATAAGTCAATCCGTTTTCAGCCATTATAAAGTCATTACCATCTACTCGCCTATCTAAAGTGCAATAAATAACAATAGTCTTTTTTCTTTCTTCTACGGTGTAAAAACTTTGAACTACATAAAGACCATTATTAAACACAATCTTATCTAATTGGCTAAACTCAGGGTAATCATCATACCTTATAACTACTTCGTAGGTTTCATCTAAAGAGATTCTTGAATCCTCAAAATCCCTTTTACCTGTCTTTGCTTTAATCTTTGCCCATAAGGTTTTAGCTAAAGTATAAGTAGGCGTAGTACCTCCTGCACCATCAGGACTAACCGATAGGTTATAAATTTGAATCTGATTTCTTAATTCTCCTGCTTTCATTAGATTCCTAAAATAGTGTTTCTACAATATGGCATAGCTTGTCTTCTTGCATCTGAACTTAACTCGTAAGCCTGGTCATAAATAGAGTAATTCTCCCTATTCTCGTAGTCAGTAGATACTTGTTTTAATATGGCTAATTTTAAGCCCTTAGGAGCGACTGCAAACCCTGCTTCGTACTCTATTGTCAAACCAACGGTAGAATAAGCCTCAAGGACTTTATATTGCAATCCACGAGCCGTATATTCAACATCTACATCATTATCATCAACTACCGAGTTTATTAAGGTAACTGGACCATAAGGAATCTCCGAAGGAATATGATAATAAAACCAATAAGCCTTTAAAGTCTTTTCCCCTAAAGATAGTCCTGTAAACTTTTCAATCCTTTCTCTTGCCGAAGTTATAAGTTCCTCTATTAAGTCATCCTCTGCATTAGAAGAAATACGCATATAATCCTTAGCCTCTTGCAAGGTAACTGGCTCTACTGAAAGGTCTGTAACGACATCAATTTGAAATTCCGAGTTAATCATTATTCTGCTTTTTCTAAACCTAATTCGTTAATCACAATATCCGAAACATAAGAGTTATCTGTTCCCCAATTTGCAAATTGTTCTTCTGTTAAACTTAAGTTACCCTCTGCTAATAGCTTACCATCTACATCACAAAGTTTGTAGTAAGTTGAGCAAGTAACCGCTTGTACATCAAAAGGTAATACTAATACATCAATTTGAGTAATAGTGCCTAAAACACCTACACTACTCGGCTTTAATTGAATCATCTTTTTTTTCTACTAAATTTAAAACTTCTTTTAATTGAAATAATGCTTGTGCAATCGTTGCCGATTCTTCTAAATTAAAGCATCCTTTTTTGTTTGCGATATCAAGTCCTTGACCTACTATCGAATATATTTGTTCGTTGTTCATAATTCAAAGTTAGTAAATTAAACGATAGTTAAAATACCTAAATTATTCCAAACATCTCCTGTTGATAATCCTGCTGGAGAAGTTGGTAATCCTACTACTTTTAAAGGAGAGCCACCTGGAGTAAATGTTCCAACTAATAATTTTCCATCAACACTTGTAATACCATCATTTCTAACAATAAACAAAGTAGAGCCACTTGAATTAGCAGCTTCAAAAGCATAAGCACTTGAATCGTTTGTCGTACCTCTAACTCCTAATCTACCATTTGTTGATGCGCCTACACTTACACTACTCAAAAATATTGCTGCACCACTTACCCTTGCAGTACCATTTACATCTAACTTGTAGCCTGCGTCTGTGGTTGTATTTACCCCAATATTTCCACTTGGATTTATTACAAAATCAGCAGTACCCGAAGACAAAACACCATCTGCACCAATAGAAGGGTCTGTTGTAGCGTTTGTTGAGCGAATAATTGCAAACTTTGTAGCATTTAAAGAGTTGGTAATCATATACCTTTTAGCACTTGCAGTATATTCGTTATTAGCATTTAAAATTAAATTACCATACGAACCATAAAACAAAGCACCACTTTGTAAAGATGCACCACTTATTCTTGTTGTATAACCACCAGCAGTTACATTAGTTGCTGAATTACCTAAATCGGTATTCCCTAAAACTGATAATCTTTCAGTTGGAGTAGTAGTTCCTATTCCTACATTACCCGAAGGAGTAATACGCATTCTTTCAACTGTATCAGTAAAGAATGTAGTAAATCCACCCCAACCTGAACTTCTACCATTTGAAATTCTAAATTCAGCAGTTGAAGGTAATTGTTTTATAAAAGCATCTAAATTGCCTAATTGTCTAAATTCTATTCCTTGAAATACGGCTGCATCAGTTGCTGCTAATGTTAACAAAGAAGTTGTATTTTCTATTTGTAAATTTCCACTTATATAACCAATAGACCCATTATCACTAAATATAGAGTTCCCTAAAGCACTTGCTCCTGTAAACTTTGGTAAATAATTAGTAGTTCCTGTTCCTGTGATAGGATTTGTTAAAGCGTTTTGCTTGTTATTAAAAGTTGTCCAATCAGCACTACTTAAAGCTCCTCTATTTGTTGCCGAAGCTGTTGGTAAGTTAAAAGTATGCGTTGAAGTAGAAGAAGAAATACCGAAGTCAGTTCCACTTGTTCCTACTGCAAAAGTTTGCGTTAAAGCAGTTAATCCGTTCAAAGAAGTTATACCTGTATCGGTATCAGCGTAGTTAGGAATATTTAAAACACCTGTTGATGAATTATAAGTTGCTGCGCCTGAAGTACCACTTGTAGTTAAAGAAATAGCACCTCTTGCTCTTGCGTTTGTAAAGTAAAGGTTAGTACCTTCAGTTAAATCAGTTGTTGTTTTACCTGCAAAAGCAGAATTAAAACGAGCAGCAGTATAATAAAGATTAGTACCCTCTGAAATATTAGTTGTGCTTCCTGCTACTTTAGTCCATAAACCTGTCGAAGTTACAAATTGTAATATATCGCCATTAGAAGGATTTTGAGCAGAAACATTATGCAACTCATCCATTTCGTAGCCGTTCTGAATGTTTACCTCAATTTGACCTAAAGTTGGATGTGAACGAGTAACAATACCCACATAAACTAAATGCGCAGGAGCGTATTGTTTAGTAGAAGTAAAAGCACCAGCAGTTGTAGAAGATAAATATAATTGGTCTCCTTCGTTAAAAGCAGAAGTATCAACACCTGTTAAATCCCCAACAACAACCACATATCCGTTAGCGTTATTAGCAATATCCTCTTGAATAAATCCAAAAGTCTGCGCAGAAGTAGAATCTCCTGTTGCAATAGCTTTAGATACCGTTGGCTTATTACCTGTTGCACCACTAATGTAAACAATTGTTCCTTTAGTTAAAGTTGCACCTGTGTTATTTCTTATCTCTCTTATTAAAGTTCCGTTAACCCAAGTAGCAGTAATTGTTCCAGCATCTTGTTGAGTTAAGGTTAAAGTATTTGTACCACTACCTGTTACCGCAGCAGAATTGATTTTATCGTTATATGCAGTATTCCAATTAGTAGAATTATCTGTTAAATATGAAATAGTACCTGAAGTTGATTTAACAATTCCTGTACCACTTAAAGTAGCCTGGAAGTCAGCCGAAGATAAACCATCTAATAAATCAGCGTTTAAGTTAGTTACTTTCGTAGTCGAAGCAACCGAAAAAGGAGCAGTACCAGTAGCAACCGAAGATGCTAATTGAGAAGTAAAGGTCTTAATTCCTGCAACAGTTTGTGCGCCTGTTAAAAGAACTGAATTCCCTTGTGTGTAACTCTGAAGAATTGCCGCAGTTACCTTTTTAGTAACACCGTTATCCACAATTGGTAGCACATCCGCATCTTGTACCGTTAATAATGGATTTAATTCTGATATTTTAATATTAGCCATATTATTTCTTCTTTATTTTGCCTTTAAACTCTTTTGTAATGCCATCTTTTATAATTTCGGTGAAATAGCCAACCTTGATAAATTCTTTCATCTTAGGGCTTAAAATAAGGTTATATTCGCAATTGCGATAATACTTCCTGCCTTCGTGTGAGAAATCTACTTTGCATTTATACATACTACAAAGATACTAAGAATTTTAGCAAATTTAAACTATTTAGAGAATCGCCTTTTTTGTGATTCGGACATCTTTAATCTTGTTTCTTCTGATACAGGTTTCTTAATAACTTTCTTAGCTGATTCAGACATCTTTCTTTTGGTTTCTTCAGAACGCTTACTCCCTAACCTTTTTTGTATTTGTTTTTGTATTGTTTCAGGACTGGCTTTCTTACCTGAACTTGCAATTCTAAGTTTTTCCCTTGTTTCAGGAGATATTGTTCTTCGGCTATTACCTAATCCTATTTTATACTTATGTTCATCAGTAAAAGTTCTACCTTTTAAGGAATCGCTTATTTTCTTTTTACTTTCTTCACTATGCCCACCATTAAAATGCTCAGACTTTACATAAAGTAAATTTAATCCATTAGCAACCGAATCGTATAAGTCCTGGTAGTATCTTTCTCTATTGTTTAAATCTTCAGTATCGCATAACTCAAGTACCTCAAAAGCGTGAGCATCTACTCCATACTTTAAAAAAGAATTATAGATTTTAACCTGCTCTTTACAAGCTAATCTTTTGTAGTGTCTAAACCTGCGTTCAATATCAATCGACTGACCAATATAAACTCTATTGCTTGGAGATGTGATTTTATAAATGCCTTTCATAACCCAAATATAAACAAAAAAAGGTAGATACAATTAAGTACCTACCCTTCTTTATTTTAGTTATTGCTTATAGCAAATATGAATTAAACATTCCCTAAATCAGCATAGATAGCCGCAGTAGGAAGGAGCAAATTAATATTTTCATAGCACTCAATTCTCGCTGTAACCAAGTTCTTGATGAAGTTGTCACCTGATTCGTAAGAGAAAGTAACATTTAATCCTTCAACTTCAACTCTTTCTAAGTAGTCTCTATCAAAGATTAAAACTTTATCATCAGTTACCCAAGAAGCCTCGAATACAGGAACTCCGTAGATAG